AATATGATTAACAGAGGGTAGTGTGTGGAGAGATGGTGAAGGTATTTTAAGAATTGTTTGATTTTATAGACATTTTTTACTACTATTAAGTAATGACAAAAACATTAGTGATAGATGGTAATTATCTATTAAAAAGGGGAACTAAAGGTGCTAAAAATATTATCTTTAATGAAGATAAGATAGGTGGGCTATATCAGTTTATCATTACAATAAAGATGATGATAAATAAAATATACCCTGATAAGGTAATTGTATTTTGGGATGGATCCAATTCCAAAGATTATAGAAGAACATTTTACCCTGAATACAAAATACAACGAGAAGAGATAAACAATAAGATTGATAAAGATTATCAGTTTAACATTCAAAAAATTAAATCCCAATATTATTGTGAAGAACTATATTTAAGACAATTTGAAGATGAAGGATCTGAGGCTGATGATAGTATTGCTTATTATTGTTTAAATACTCCAAACGAGTATAAGTATGTATATACAAATGACAGGGATATATTACAGACAATTAGTGAAAATACTGAAGTTTATTTAGCGGACAAAAGAGATTTTGTAAATAAAAAAAATTGGAGTAAGTATTTAGATTATCATTATAAAAATATATGTTTAGTAAAAGTTTTAACAGGTTGTAATTCGGATAACATAGCAGGTGTTTATGGTATGGGTGAAGCAACATTGTTTAAGTTATTTCCTGAGTTAGTAAAAGAAGAAAAAACATTAGAATGGGTATTTGAAAAAGCAAACCAATTATTACCTGAATCGAGAGGTAGGGATGCGTCAGTATTAAGAAATCTCATTAACGGAAAATCAAAACACGGAGTAATGGGTGAAAACCTATATATTACAAATCAAAAGATTATTGATTTAAGCCAACCTTTGCTAACTGATAACGTAAAAGAGAGGATTGATGATGAATTAATAAATGGTGTATTAAACCCTGAAGGTAGGGATTATAAGGTATTAATGAAACAAATGATTAATGATGGTATCTATTCATATATGCCGAAATCAGATTCTGGGTTTATTGATTTTTTTAAGCCATTTTATATTATTATGGAGAAGGAAAAGAAGTTATATAGAAAAGCAATATTATGAGTAAAGAAACAATTAATTTAAATCCGGACGAACTAAAGGATTTATGGAATGGTGTATATTTTAAAGGTAATACATATGAATTAAAAGGTGAGTTATACGAACAAGTTGATGTTATAGACAAATCCAAATATTCGGATGGACCATCTTGGGATTATATAATTCAGAGAAAATCAGATGGTAAATATTTTAAACTTAATGTATGGGACGCTGGTGAATATAACGGTTATCTTTTTGAAGATGGGTGTATTGAAGAAGTAACACAACATAAAAAAACAATTAATACGTATAAATAATGAAAGTAAGATTTAAAAAATTAAGTGAAAGAGCGGTAACGCCACAGTATGCAAAACCTGGTGATGCGGGTATGGATTTAGTTGCAACATCATTAGTTAAAAATGAAGTGTTTTATGAGTATGAAACAGATATTGCTGTTGAAATACCTGAAGGATATGTTGGATTATTATTTCCGAGATCATCAATTAGTAAGACAAAATTGATATTATCAAATCACGTTGGTGTGGTTGATTCAGGTTATCGAGGTTCATTAAGACTTAGATTTAAGAAATTGGATTGGGATAATGGTGAGGTATATGAAGTTGGTGATAAGGTAGGTCAATTGGTAATTATACCATACCCAACTATTGAATTAGAAGAGGTAAGTGAATTAAGTGAAACTCATAGAGGTGATGGAGCATTTGGTTCGAGTGGAAAGTAAACAAGTTTAACAATTAAAATAAATAAAAAATGAGTATCGGAAACGAAAAATTCAAAACACGATTTGAGTTCGTGTTAAAACTGAACAAAGACATTATTGTTCAAAGATTCTTTAACGTAAGAAAGTTTAATGAAAAATCTGCTAGAAGTTTGTTTATGAGAGACACAACTGACGAAGTAGTAAGTATCATTAAAAAGGGTATTATGAAGAAGAGTGTAGATCACCTTTGGAATAATTATGACCCATATGGGTTTTATTATGACGATGATGGTGAAATCGTAATTAAGGATATACCAAAGTATAATCTTAATGACATTAAAGACAACTTTACATTTACTGTGAAGGTAGATGGGAGACCTGTATCAGAAACTATGTTTTCTGGATATGGATTATGTATCCCAGTTTTCTTTGAAAGTGGTCAAAGAATTAGATACATTGTAGATATTAAAGATTCTATTTCCACAATAATTTCAAGGCTACAAAACGCTTTACAATATACAGAAGAGGCTGAATAATATGGGTGATAAAGAAAATTTTGGGTATTTAGGTGATAGCTTTCAATCTAAAGTTCTGGCTCAGATTTTTACTGACAGAACTTTTGGAGAGAACTACATTAATATAATCGATCCAAAATATTTTGATAATCAATATTTTAGGGTTATCACTCAATATGTTAAGGAGTATTATGTTAAGTATGATGCTATCCCTACAATGGATGCTATTGAAAATATCATCAATTCAGAGGCATCGTCAGAAGTTACAAGAAGAGTTCTTGTTGATGAACTTGAGGGTATTAAATCAGCTGAATTAGCTGATAGTAGCTTTATTCAACACAAAGTAATTAATTTCTGTAAACAACAAGAATTAAAGAAAGCCATTCAGAAGGTTCAAAAGATACTTGAAAAAGGGGATTTTGAGTCATATGATAAGTGTGAAGATATTATTAAAAAAGCAATCAACATATCGGAAGATAAAGATAATGGTGAAGATGCTTTGGATAATATTGAGAATGTGTTAGATAACGATGAAAGAAAACCATTACCATTCGGTATCGGTGGATTTGATAGATCTACTGGTGGTGGATTAGGTTCAGGTGAAGTAAGTTTAGGTATTGCACCGTTAGGAACAGGTAAATCTACTTGTGCTACTAAGATAGCGAATACAAACTATAATTTAGGTAAGACGGTATTGCATATTTTCTTTGAGGATAAAGTTAGGGATATTAAACGTAAGCATTACGCTTGTTGGACAGGTATTCCAATCAATGACTTAAAGGAGAATAAATCAGCGGTTATTGAGATAATTGAAGGTATTAAAGGTAAAGGTAAGCTTGTATTAAAGAAGTTCCCTTCATACGGAACAACTTTTGAGAAAATCCGTAATTGGGTTAAAAAACAAAGACAGAACAATATTATACCTGATATGATTGTTGTGGATTACTTAGATTGTATTCAATTGGCAGAAGAAAGTTGGACTGCTGAGGGTGTATTGGTAAGACAATTTGAAACACTCGCAGAAGAACTTAAAATACCTATTCACTTATTCACTCAAGGTGGCAGACAATCAATCGGACAAGAAATTGTTACATCCGATATGGGTGGTGGTTCAATTAAGAAATCACAATTCGCTCACTTCTTATATTCTATTGGTAGAACGATGGAACAACAAGAAAGTGGTAGGGCTAATTTATCAATTTTAAAGAATAGATTTGGACCCGCTGGTGTTGTATTTGAAAATGCGTTGTTTGATAACGGTTCAGTTCAAATTGATACCGATAATGTCACAGAAGAACTTACTTTTTTAGGTGTTGAAAACAAAAAAGAAGAAAAGAAAAGGAATAGAATTAACGACATTCTACAAAAAAAACAGAAAGAAAAAGTTACAGATGACGAAGAAGCTCTGTAAGGAAAAAACATTTTCCCCCAATTATATATAACTTCCTAATATTGATTTTATTAGGTTTTTAATAAAAAATAATTGGGGGATTTTTTATTTTACCTTGTATTTTTTCTAAAAAATAGCATATTTATAAAGACAATAAAATAATTAAAAAAAAGATAAAAAATGAGTAAAAATGGACTTCAATTGGCGAGTGATTTAAAATATTATTTAGATTATTCGAGATGGATTGACGATGAAAATAGAACTGAAACTTGGGAAGATTCAGTTAATAGGGTAATGAACATGCATAAAACAAAGTATGCTGAATTTTTAAGTAACCCAAGATTTGTAGAATTATTTGAAAGGGCTGAAAATGCTTATAAGGATAGATTAGTATTAGGTTCTCAAAGAGCGTTACAATTTGGTGGTGATCCAATTATGAAACACAATGCGAGGTTATATAATTGTACAGCAACTTATGTAGATAGAGTTAGAAGTTTTCAAGAAATAATGTATTTGTTATTATGTGGTTGTGGTGTTGGATTTTCGGTTCAATATAAACACATTGGTAAATTACCTAATTTAGCGAAAAGAAATAAAGGAACAAAAACATTTGTAGTTCCAGATTCAATTGAAGGGTGGAGCGATGCTTTTGGTATTTTAATATCTTCATATATTGAAGAAGGAAATGAAACACCATTCCCTGAGTATCAAGGATACGAAATTAGATTTGATTTAAGTTTAATTAGACCTGAAGGTGCTATGATTAGTGGTGGATTTAAGGCTCCTGGACCTGAAGGATTAAGAAAATCATTATTAAAATGTGAAGAATTAATTGAAAGAAACTTAAATCAGGGGGTTAATTTGATGAAACCTATTATGGCTTATGACTTCATTATGTATATGGCGGATGCTGTATTATCTGGTGGTGTAAGAAGAAGTGCTACGATTTGTTTATTCTCACCGGAAGATGATGAAATGATGAATGCTAAAGTTGGTAATTGGTATTATGAAAACGCACAAAGAGCTAGATCTAACAACTCGGCAGTAATCAACAGAAACACTACAACAAAAGAACAATTCAATAAGATTTTTACATCAATTAAAGATTTTGGTGAGCCAGGTTTCTATTTTGTGGATGATGAAGATCAAGTAACTAACCCTTGTGTTGAGATTGGTTTATACCCACAAATTGACGGTTTAAGCGGATTTCAAGGATGTAATTTAACTGAAGGTAATGGTGGTATGTGCACAACAGAAGAAAAGTTTTATGAGGCTTGTGAATCTCTATCAATCTTAGGAACATTACAAGCTGGTTATGCCGATTTCCCATACTTAGGTGAAGTAACAGAATCAATTTTCAGAAGGGAAGCTTTGTTAGGGTGTTCATTTACAGGTTGGATGGCTAATCCACACATTATGATGAATCCTGAAATTCAAAGAAAAGGTGCTGAAATAGTTAAAAAGATAAACCAAGAGTTAGCTGAAATTATCGGTATCAATCCAGCGTCAAGAACGACTTGTGTTAAACCATCAGGAAATGCTTCGGTATTATTAAAATCACCTTCAGGTTGTCACGGAGATCACGCACCAAGATACTTTAGGGTAATGCAAATCAATAAACAATCAGGTATCGGTAAATACTTAAATGAAGAACATTCGTATTTGATTGAAGAATCTGTATGGAGTGCTAATAAAACGGATTATGTAGCATACATTCCAGTAATTGCTAATAAGAATGCTAAGTTCAAGAAAGATTTGGTTGGTATGAACCAATTAGAAGTGGTTAGAACAATCCAAAACAATTGGGTTGAATATGGAACAAATCACGAAAGAAATGTTCAACCATATTTAAGACATTCAGTTTCTAATACAGTTGAATTAGATTATTCGGATTATGATGTGGTAGAAGATTATTTATTTAACAATAGATTTGATTTCGCAGCAGTATCATTCTTACCTTTAACAGGTGATAAAGATTTCAACCAAGCACCATTCACATCAGTATTATCAGGTGAAGAATTACACGATAAATATGATGACGCAGCTTTCTTCGCTTCAGGTTTAATTGTTGATGGATTACACGCTTTTGATGGTAACTTATGGGAAGCTTGTGATTATGTTAATAAGAGAGATTTGAAATTACAAGGAACAAGAGTTGAAGCTTTAATCAAGAAAGATTGGATTAGAAGGGCTAAACAATTTGCTAAAAGATTCTTTAAAGGTGATGTTAAAGAAATGATATTATGTATTAAAGATTTACATCTATATCATAAATGGGTTAGAATTAATCGTGAATTAAAACAAAGAGATTTTGATTTTAATGAAGCAATTAAACAACCTGAATATGTTAATATGGATACTATGGGAGCTCAAGCCTGTTCAGGTGCATCGTGTGAGTTACCTAGTGAATTTTTAGAAGCCATGAAAGGATAAAAAAAGGTGGGGAAACCCACCTTTTTTATTGCATTAATCTAATACATTCTGGACCAATACCTCTTTCAATTGATTCAGGTGTTGTGAGTTTTCTACCACACCTACCACAACTTCCTTCGTGAAGGACTTGAACAATTGAAGGTATTTTATTAATATTATTAATAAACCAACTAAAAACTAATTCTTGATTTTTTACTTGAATTAAAAAAACCTTTTTTGATATACCCTATAAATGAATAGCTACTTGTGTTGTCGGAACCAGTTAAAACTGATACAAAATAAATATCATTATCTTTAGCTTTACGAACTCTATAAGTAAAACGATTACCTGTGTTGGTATTAGTTATCGTGAAAATAGCTTTTCCTGCGAAAATGAAGGTTTTTATGTCGTTGTTTTCTAATTGGTTAATCATACACAAATATAATACCTTTATTTGGAACTACCAAATTTATTTTTAAAATATTGATTTTCAGGTTTATTAAAAATAGATTTGTTTTTTTTATATTGTTTTCTTATCATTAAACTATGAAAACAATATTATTTGGTTCAATATTATTCTTTGTCATACAGAGCAAAGAAAATTGTGGTAGTTATTATAGATATACTGCTTGCAATGACACACTTAATTACACGGTATTCAGTGCGACTGAATATAGTATTAACGATACTTTATACTTTAATAATCAAAAATAAAAATGGATATACTTTCTTTAGAAATTGACTCAAAATACAAAAAATGGTTAAAAAACCTTTACAACGGTGGTGATTTACACCCTTCATTTGTTTTTATGTGTAATAAACATAAAAGATTAAATGATAAAATACCAATCGAGTATCGTGATATTTTTAACTTTAAATCCATAGATGATTTTATATCATATGTGGATAGTTTAGAATCTGAAACCGAGAGGGAGGATTTTATTAAGAATAATGGTTCTACGACAATTTATGAAAACGAAGATTTCTTAGTGAAAAGGATTCATAATTTGGATGCTATGAAATTATATGGTAAGGGAAGTAAATGGTGTATCGCTTCTGATGATATTAATATTTGGAACAACTACCTTAAAAAAGGTAATGTTTTTTTCTTAGTATTTTCTAAGAAATTACCATATACAAGTCAATTTAATAAGTTTGTAGTTCAACTAACGAACGATAGGGATTTAATTGTTTGGGATAGGTCTGATTGTAGTTACCAATCAAATATATTCGATTTAATTAATTTAGATAGTGAAATATTCCAAAATCACTCCAACTTGGAAATCATTTCTAACTTGGAGTACCAAATAGGTGATATAACGATATCGAATATATTAATAAAAAATAATGCGATAATTGCTGGAGGTTCTTTAACATCTATCGTGTCGAATAATAAAATAAATGATTTCGATATATGGTTTTCAAATGAGAGTGATTATAAATCCGCTATTAATGATATGAGTGATTTATGTAAAAAAAGAAATATTAATATAACTGAAGATTTTTTTCAACCTATCAATATTCGTAAATACAGCACCACCAACGCTATTACATTTACTAATAACGATAATAAAAAGTTTCAGTTCATCGATCCATCTAAATATACTTTTGGTGATGTTAAAACAATAATTAATCAATTTGATTTTACTTGTGTAATGTGTGGTGTGGATTTAAAGGATAGAAAATTAGTATACGATAATAGATTTTTTAACGGTATTAAATTTAAAATGTTAATTGTAAATAAAGAAGTTAAGTGTCCAGCATCCTTACTCGATAGAATTATTAAATACACCAAAAAAGGTTATAGGATTTCTAAAGAATCACAAAGAGATGCTCTAAGATTATTATCTAAAGTGACTGAACAGGAAATTGATGATGCTACATTAACGATGTATTAATTATTTCAATCTAACTACAATATCAATAGAAGGGTTTAATATTTGTAAGATTTGATTATCATCTGCAAGTATTACCTCTTCTGTTATTTGTATTTCGCCATCAGAAGCCACAGTTTGAACCGATGTGTTTTGTGAATAAATACCACCTACTTTATTATATACTTTAAGTGATGTTAAGTTTAACACACCTGGTGTATTCATAATAGCGTTTTTAACTGTCCCTAAAAAAACATCATCACCTAAAGCGAGTTTAGATTTATCAAAAATATTAGCGATATTTGTTACAATCGCTGACGATAAATCGGTTGGTGAGTATTGTTTATTGTATTGAACATCTAATACGAAACCAAGATTAACTACCTGAGCTGGTTGAACAACTACATAATCATTTATCATTCTATATTGTGATAAGTAAGTCGCTATGTTATTCGCTATATTAGAGTTAATATCACTTGTTAAATTACCATTTACGTCAGTAGTTAGGATATTTACATTTATCTTATTACCTGATTTAGTAACACTAACCTTAGAAGGCGCTCCAAACTTACCTGGCATCTTAAATATTTGTGATTCGTAATCTTCAAGGGTAACACACCTTTCTTGTGCTGCGAAATTAAATCCAATATAATTCCTTGCTTCTTCTATTGTAGGTTGATTTGCTCCACCTAATGAAGAAGTAACATTCGTCGCTCTCAATGAATTAGAAACTGCTGTATTGATAGTTGAATTAGGACCATTAACAACAAAATTAGATGATGTAATCCTTGTAAGTGTGTTAGGGTTAAGAATTGATTGTTGTCCCCCACCAACTCTATATTTAACAAATATTGTTGTATTTGCTTTTGGTGCTAAACCTAAAACAGGGTTATTAGTAATCTCGTTATAATCAATATTAAATTCGTTTAATGTGAATTGTGTGATTGCATCGTTATCGGTTTCAGAACCACCAAAAGTAACAACCATAAAGTTTTCTGGTGTATATTCCGTAATAAACTTTTTATTTGTTTTAGTCCATTTACCTTGTCTGATTCCATCTACAACAGGTAGGTTAGGATCTTCAATATAAACGCTTTGTTGAGCTAAAGCATCTACTTCAAACCATCTTTGATTATTGTCAAAAAATACTGAATCTTCAGGGATTGTGGTAATTGCTGTTCCATCTTGAACTACTATTGAACTAATAGAAAGAACATTTCTTTCAGGTAGAATAATTTGATAGAATGGTTTAACATTATTTGTATTTACGATTTGTCTAAGTGTTCTGGTTTCACCATTTACAACAACTTCTGTTTTAATTATTTGATATGAAACAACTTTATTGTTTGCATCAAATATTGGTAATTTTAATCTATTTTGATAACCATTTGAGTTAATCGTTGAAGAAAAATCAATATCAGTTAAGGTTTCGAATACCTGACCACCACCACTAATTTTAGTTCCTGCTTTAAGGATACCTAAATAATTTACATCTTCTTTATCCCCATCAACAGGAACATTTATACTGAATTGACATACAGCGACTGAAGGTCTATTTCCTGGTATTTTTAAACCATAGGTTCTAGCGATATTATAGATTGAATTAGTTTGTTGTGCGAATTGTAAATAGGTTTCTTGGATACTTCTATCAATGTGGAAGTTTAAGTTATCCGCAACCGCTGCGTTGATATCTACCAATACTGAGAATAAACCAGCGTCACCAAAGTTGGTAATTAAATCTGGGTAGTATGTTTGAACATAACCAATAAGTTCATTTCTTAAACCTGTAAATTCACGTTCTGCGTATGATATTTTTCTTTCTGCCATTATAGTGTAATATTAATTGTATCTTGTTTTCCAAATATTGAGCCATTATTAATGTACTTAATTTGAAGATTGGCTTTTCTTTCGTTATTTGGATCTATGTTTATTATTATATCGGTTATTTGTAATTGTGGGAAGTATTTTGTAACCGCAGTTTTTACTTCTTCTTTCATTGCATCATAGGTGGTATTATCATTCGGATTAAAGATAAAGTTCCTAAGATTTGTTCCAAAATCAGGTTTATAATATCTTTCACCTTTATTAGTTAATAATAAATGCGTCAATGATGAACGTATTTCATCATTAGTTGTTGTTGTTTGTTTAACAAATTCAGTATCACTCTCTGTGAATGGAAAAAATATACCAATACTAGCCATATTTTAATAAATAGTTTTCTTTAGATTTTTTGAATTTCTTTTATTTATATATAAATGAATAAATATAGAATTAAAACTAAAATACTTCCTGAGCAAAATCAATACTTAAAAGTAAATCTTGAACAAGATTTTGATGTGCTTGATATTTTAACTTTAAGCATTTATGGAACGGATGCATACCCTAACCCTTGTGGGGATTGGGGTATTATTATGGGTAGAATTGTTGATAGTAATAGTTTCCCAATGGAAAATGTTAAAGTTGGTTATGTAATACCATTAGATGATAATGATAAAAATGATATAACTATTAGTTCCATATATAATGACATTATGGGTAATAAATACCCTTTTTTACCGAATTATAAGGTTAATAAAAATCATTATCCTGTTGGTGGATTTCCAAGTGAAGATGAGGTGATGGCTAATTCAGCTTTGGAATATGTTTATAAAAAATATTTTAAATTCGTAACCTCAACCAATCAAAATGGTGATTACACTATTTTAGGTATTCCATTAGGTAAGGGTAGTTTAGTGATGAATTTTGATAGTACCGATGCTGGTTCATTAAGTACAACACCGGTTCAACAATTAGCGACAGGTAATAAAGATAAGAAAAACTTTAAAAAAGATCAAAGATTAAATGGTTCTCCGATAAGTGCTAATAGTGGTGATTCTATTACAGGTAATACTGCCGGACAATCAGTTTCTTTGGGTAATATAACTGGTATAGGTGAAGGTGGGACTGTGGTAACGGTTATAACCGGAGCAACCGCAACTAGTTTTGGTGGTAATGGTAATTTAAAAAATCAAGCTGGGGATACTGTATCAGTAATACAAAAACAAGTTCCTAATGATGGTAATGGTGTTGATAATACTGCGGGTGTTTTAATATCAAGATCAACAGACGTTCAAATTAAATCATTTTTTGGTGACTTTGATCAATGTGAGATTGGTATAAATAGGTATGATTATAAATTAGATTATAGATATCAACCTTGTAATTATATTATTGGTTCATTTTACGCTGATTACGCAGCCTTTAATTCGGCGACACCTACATATACAATAAATAATATGGCTTTAGCAACATCTAAACAAAATATGGGTGGTAAAGTAGCATTTTTATTGGATGGAACAGATGAAACTGATCCTGATATTTCGGCTGATGTTGCTCCTGATGGAACATTCTATGCTGCGATACCTTGTAAATGGGATAGGTATAATATTGATGAAGAAGGTAATTGGTATAAAACAAATGATGATTTCACTAAGAATCCAACAGGTATTTTTACGAGAACACCTTATTGTTTAATGATATACATTAATAATAATGTTAATGTTAATATGAACGATAATAAAACTTATTCAAGAGCATCAGGTATAGGATTTAACTTAAATAATAGTGGTGATTTTGTGGAACAAATAGGTTATGACGGTTCAACTGGTATAACGACAGTTAATAGATTTAATATTAAATATAACGCTCAATACTATCCATCATCACCATTCCCAAATGGGTATTATAACCCAATAAATACTAATTATTATCCATATCCAAAAGAAGATGTTGGGACAAAGTATAGAAATGGAGCTGAATTGAATTGGGATTATACTAATAGGAGGAGTAATATTTATACAATAGCAAGTCAATGGACAAAGTATGGTTATTATTCGGCATTAAATGTTGAAAATAATGGTTTAAGTGGTGGGACGCTAACGTATAGTGATACCTTAAAAAAAGGTAGATATACCCCAATGCCAAATTGCTATTCAACAAAACCATTATCAGGTAATACACAACTTATTACTACTATAACAACAACAGGTATTAACTCAATTAAAAGTGCGTTAGGTCCGAATGTATTACCATTAGACGATGATGGTCCTTATGCTTGGAATACTGGTTTCCTAGAAAATTATAACTTAGATACCGGATATTACCCTGATGGTACTATTGGAAAAACCGGTAGTAATAATGGGGGACTTGATTTTGTGGTTGATAATAAAAATCCGGATGTAGCTTCTTGGGTTTTTGGTGATACAACAAATAGTTATTTCCAAATAAATGTAGGTAGTGGTGGTAATTATAAAATTAAAGGTAGTATTGAATTGCAAGGTTGGCAAGAATCTTTACCTATTTATGCTAAATACCATATGGAAATTGTGGTGTATAGAAATGGTCAAAACATAAAAATATATCAACAACCACAAGATGTAACTGCAACAGATGATTATGAGTGGAAAGACGAAGGTAGGTCATGGAATTTAGATTTTAATTATTATTTTCAAGAAAACGATTTAATTTATTTTAATTTTCATACTGAAAGATTAAATGAACGTATGAGTTTTAGATTACAAAACGGAAATATAAATTTTTATAAGATACCAACAGGTAATGTATTCCCTTTAATTATTGGCAATATGTATTTACCGACATTTGAGGCTACTAAATATGATACTGTGTATTACCCAATCGGAGCTGGAAAAGATATTTTTGATACAAATAGTGGTGGATTTAATGCTCCTAAATTAACCGAAATGGATTTAATGCTTTATCCAATAACAGATGAGATGTTTAACATTGTTGAACATACACAAATAAATAACCCATATGAAAATGAAACAATTAATTATTATTTCTTTTGTAATCAATATTGGAAATTAAGAGATTTTATATATAACGAAATAAACTAAAATGGAGAATAAGAAAATATTATTACCGAATAAAAAATACATTGGAAGTCCTGATAAAGATATCCAAATTAAATTAAACCTTGAAAATGACTCAAAGAATTCAATTGAAGGTTTATATAATTATACGGTTAGTTCAGGTGAGCAATTTGTCGCTGAAAGACAAGATTCTGATTTGTTTAGAACATATCTTAAAGTAGGTGGTATGTATTATAGTAACGCTTTAAATAGACCATTCATAAACAACTATTTTAAGAACTATAATACGAATTATTCTATAAATAAACAAGGGATAAATAACCCAAATGATCCAAGAAATTTTAGTGCGATTAACATAATATCAACACCTAATTTTAGCAATCTTACATCCCCATCGGATTTATCGTTCCCAACGGCTATAAAAAATCCTTCTGGTGGTTATAATACCGGGGCATCTACTTTTACAATACCGGAAACAGGTGTATATGTATTTGGAACCACATTAAAGATTAATTTTAAAAATACTGACGTATCCCCACATAATTTTACTGTTAATATTAATTTTATTAAAAATGGTGTCGATACTGTATATTCACAACAAGTATATAATAATAATATAAATGCAGGTGCTGGAAAAACAATAACTCCAAATATTTTAACAAGTGGTATAACATTTACTAATGGTGATACCGTTAAGGTTCAAATTGAGGCCACTAGTTATGGTAATGTATTAGATTATAGTTATGTGTCTAATATTACTCAGACTTTTTATTGTATTGCTCAAGGTATTACATCATATGATTCATCATTAAGTAATATTGATTTATTATATGACCCCGTAAAAGTAGTCACAAATACAAATGTGGTTGAAGATAGTAGAGTTAAAGCTAAATCCGCTATTTTTAGTTTAACGGCACCATATGACGATATTATTGTCACGAATATATCACCTTTAACTACGATTTCATCTGAACAAACTGTTGAATTATTAGATTATTGGTATTTACCTACCGATATTAAAAAAGATGGTTCATATACAACCACTAATTACACAAATACTGCCGGTAGTCCAATAATTGTTAGTGCATCAACAGGGTGGATAAATATTGGTAAGTTTTTAACAGGGACAACTGAAGTTGATTTTACTCAATCTAACGCATTAAGAACTAACCTATACACATTTAGGGGTAATATGAATATTAAAATACCTAAATATCAAACATATTCATTCTTTGTTACCGCTAAAACAGGTGATAATGGGTTATTAAAAACAAGTTATGCTTTCCATTCAATTGCTGGTTTTATGGGATTACCGGATTCTATGGCTAGTGGTGATATTAGGACGATAAAAGCTTATCAACAATATTGTTGGTTAAATATATGGCCGGATTCATACGAATTAACAGCGAATACTAGATTTGACGTATCGTTAAGGGATTATTATGGTTGGACTAATACTTCCGCTACGGATGTCTATACATTCCAACCAGACACAGTTATAAGTGGATACTCAAACACGTATGCGTTTAAAGGATTAGTAAATTATAAACTGGTTCAAAGAGAACCATATCAATATAGAACTCAGAAATTATTATCATATGACGATTATTTTGATTCAGTTGTACCATCTAAACAATATTTAGAATACTTAAATAGTAATACGGAAAATTGGGATTTATTTTCAATGTATTCAAACGATAAAGACGATACAATTCCATTATATATTATTGAAAGTGGTTTAACAAATACATTTACAATTGGTGATGGGATACCCGCAAAATATAATCCAGGTTTAACATTATTTGAAATAAGTGCAACAACAAACACCGTATTTAATTCATACTTCAATCATAATCTTAAAATTGGTGATTATGTAAGTGTAAAACAAATATCAGGTATAACATCAACTAATTTAGGTATATTCCCTGTTGTGAGTGTTGGTTCTAAAAATAATGGTGTGAGTGATAAATTATTCACAATTAAACTAAGTGGATTTACTGGGACATACATTCAATTTAAAAGATATTTAACTCCAACTGATAGTGGTAGTTTATCTCAATACTATATTAGAAAATATAAAGTAATTGAGAATAGTGATAACTATACATTAACAACACCATTATCTAAAAATGGTTTTGGGAATAATAATTATTATTTAACTAATACTAATGAAATTAATGTTAGTGGTTTATATGATGAAAATGGTGTTCCAATTACCGGTATATCTTATTTCTTTAAGAAAAAGAATACCACATCAACAACAACTCAAAAAATCACTAAACTTAAAAATAAGTTTTATGATGAGTATTATGGTGCTAGGAATGGATTTATATCAAGGGAATTATATATGAATAACACTAATTTCTTTTTAAGTGGTAGTTCATATCACGATACAGCGTCATATGGTTTAGGTTTAATGGTTTCAGGTTTAACAAATACATATAGAAATGGTAGTATAACACCTGATGGAACTTATTTACCTGACGATACTTTTGTATTTGATACTGATACGGAACTTGGTATTGGAACATATATAGATTTTACGGATTCATACCCAACTTATGAAGGTATGACAGGTTTAACAAGATCTATTGTATATAGAAAAGGTGACGACTTTAATTACAATTCTAAGAGGTATTTTTCACTATTTAGCGAATACTCAAAGAAACCGATTGGTGATACATCAGGTAATACTTTTTCATTATTAGGTATTAAACCTACCTTAACAAATTATGGTTCATCACAAATTGCTGGTAGTAGTTTATATCCTGGTAATTCTATGGTTTTAATCAATAGACAACTAAGTGATTTCCCAATCGGAGGAACTCTTTATTTTGCAACCGGATCGACTGATAGTTTAACAAGTGCAACTATTTTAGGTTATGAATTAGGTGGGTTATACGCTGTAATATCGGCAACTACTTATGGTAATCTACCAACAACAGGATATACGAATCTTTATACCTTACAATATTATGGTGATTCATATAATGTAAAACTAAGTGATTTAATGTTTGAACATTTCGCTGTTTATTATTTAGGTGATTACGAAACAAAATTAAGTATTGCTGATTCAATTAATATCGGTGATAGTGTTTATGGTGATATTGTTGAATATAATGAAAGGGAATTACAAACTTATGTTTTACAGATGCCAAATTACTTATTTAAGTTAAAAGATTTGTATGGATATACAGGTTCAACCACATTTACGGCTACAACATCAACATACGCTAAAACAGATTTATTAAATCCTATAATATTGAAATATTTAACAAATACTATATATAGTAGTAATAATGTTGAAGATAAACAATCTTGGGCGGTATTTAATGATAAGTTAAATATATGGCAATGGAGAGATTTAATCCCTAATGGTGATATTGATGAATCAGGTAAAGGAACTAATTTCCCATTCTTAAATGGTAAGCATTATGTATATAATAATTTTATATTACCATTTAGAAGTAAGTATTGGAATCCAATAACAGGTAATAGGAGAAGTTTAAGTTATAATACTAATTATAATTATAATAATGGTCTTGGAACTTTACAAACAATAAATGACATAGATATTTGTTAAAATGGAAATAAGGAATACTGATCAAACAAAAACATTAAATATACCATTCACATTAAACTTTACCGATGATAAGGAAGGTTTAATAAGGGATTGGGTAAATACTGAAGGTTCGGGTAATATAAACCCTATTGTAGATTTTGAAGTGGATTTATATCAATACGAAGGTGAAAACCTAAACTATCAATTTAATTTCTTTTGTTGTGGGGATGATAAAGGTGATGAAGCAACTAACCCTTTTTATCCTTATAATAAACAAAATGTCTTTACAAAAAGTAGTGGTTATTTTATTAACTCATATGCTAACACATTAAGAGATAATGTTAATTTACAACCGGTTGAAAATCAAATAATCGGAACTAATGTTGGTGATACAAATGAATGGGAGATTAATGTTGGTGGTGGGAATATTAAGAAAATAAGAGAAGTAAATGTCGCTACAATTAGTAATCAAGCAATGTCAAATGCTCAATTTATATTCACATATTTTAATAGTAATACTATTTCTAATAGAAAAGAAGTAGATAAGATATTAATTGGTGCTAAATCAACTACAACGGGATACGATCAGTTTTACTATAATAAGTTAATATTTACAGGTGAAACAGGACAAACAGGTTTTAATTTGGTTGGGTATAACGCTATAAATTATTCATCTGTATTAAGTATATTTCCTAATTTCGCTAATTTTTATAACCCCCCAAAGGGTGTGACGTACGATTCGGTTAGGAAACCTAATTTAAATTTGGATAGATATAATAAAACTTTGGGTAATAATATTTATCTACCTAAAAGCAGTGATATAACTGAACTTTATTTACAAGTGGCGTTTTATAATCCAAAAACAGGTAAAGCCGTTCAAATGGTTACGAAGTCAGGTGCTACCACAAGTGATATATTAAACCCAAATAAGGATGGAACAATTTTTTATAGGACACAATTTACTGATAATTATACTTACATAAAACTAAGTGTTAGTTCATCAACAAAAACGTATGGTGTTAGATTATTTAACCCAAATACTTCGGCTTTTGATATAAATCCTGTTGTTAGTGGGACAACAATAATACCTATGTATGAAAAAATAATATCGGATGTGAGAGTTACAAATCAACCATCACCTAATTTACCAAAACCAATTGAAGGATAATGGAAAAAATAGAAATAAAAATAGGGACAAATCAATTTAGTAGCTTACAACTACCAGTTAGAGGTAATACGTTAAATATTACTAATGGTATCATACAAATACCTTTTATGTTAGATGTGGATACAAGAGAAATTGGTGTGTATGATAATGTTGCTTGGGATATTAAACAATTATTGGGTGATATAAACTTTGTTGCTTACCCAAGTGGAACAACTGCTGTTAGTATTGTAAATACATCAATAGCGCCAAGTTTTTATTACTTTTGGGAGGTTCAAAATGTATTAACGGCATCAACTACAAATCCACCAATATTATATTCAAGTATCCCAACTGCTTATACGGTATGTTTAACCGCTACAAATAGTGCTGGATATGTTAAGACTTGTCAAACCGTTCATATTGGAAATTATTTAACTGCAACAGATAGTGGTAGTCCGACTACAACGTCATACTATAACTTCTATTTGGATGCTTTTGATGGTAATGATAATTTCTTAAAACGTAATCAAATAAATAATTTTGAATCTATAACAGATGAAGTAAGTTTAAATTGGACATACCCTGGTTTTAGATATGATTTGTATATTTCAGGTAATAGTAGTTCAAACACTTATAAAACAACTTTATTTAATACATCATATGTTGTTGATAATACTTACACGTCTTTACCAACAGCAACTTTACCTAATACAATTGATTATTACGCTAAACAAGTAACAGGGACAACAACACAAGGTTTAACTGAGAGTACATTATTTGAGTTTATTACTTATGGAACAGGAAAGACGGTAAATGTTGGTTCTGTGTCAGCAGGTAAGCAAGTGGTAAGTAAAAGTGGTTTAACTGATGGTTCTACATTATATATTGTTAAACAATCAGGTAATACGAATTTGTATTTTTATGAATATTCAGCAACGACTGGCGTGACAACATATTATCAATACACACCAAATGGTATGGGTAGTAATGATTTAATCTTTACCGGTATAACTAAAAGAGATATATTGGTTGGTATAATTGAAAAACCTAAGATAAATAATTATGCGTTTATTCAAAGGGGTAATAATAATGTATTTGGACCGATAATGAAATTTTGTGATGTAAATACTGTTGATGATATTAGTGGATACAATAATAATTTCTTTAATGTGAAAAAAGAACAAGAAAAATAATAAAATAAATATTTATAAGATATGAGCACATTCGGAACTAAGAAACCAGCAAATGCATCACCTTCAGATATGGAAGCGTTTTCAATATATGTCCCAACAAGGGATTTTATTGGCGCACCCACAATTACTAAGTTAAATGCGGCTGATATAATAGCACCTGTTTATAATACAGCAGACACAGGTGGTAATACTAATGAAATATTGGGTGGTATGTATAACCTTACATTACCATCAGCAAATTTCAATCAAAAGGGTATATATAATTTATATATTAGACCCGCTGAAATAAGAACTAAAATATTGGATTGTGGTGTATTAAGTTCATCACCTGATGTTAGGGGTTTAGTATTTGACATCACACAAGCACCTGCTGAATATACGAATAAGTTTATAAATGGTGGTTTAGTTGGATATAAAGTAGAATATGTGAATTCAGATGGTAGTTTATTACAGAACTATTTTAAGGTGATTACATCTTCATTTTTATGTGAGCCTATCAGTCAGAATTTAACTGATAGTAGTCAGAAATCTATTAGATATAGATATAGTGATAGTGGTAATTTATTATTCTGTACTTTAACACCGACAGCGGCTCCAAGTGTTAAACCTAACGCAATTCCTTTTATTGGACAACCAAACCAAACGGTTAAAATAACTAATTCGTTCTTTAATCCTGTGAATATTGAAGTTGATTTGGTGGAATATGACGTTGAAACATTGGCGTATATGTTATATGGTGAACAAGTTAAAAATGTTAATGATGGTGTTTATACGGTATATGACTTTGATGGTAATATATATAAACAATATGATTTATATGAACAAAAAGTATCTCTTACTGATTCTAATTATGAAATTAGAAGA